CGCGGTGTCTCCATTTATACCTCACCCCGGCGGGTGGGGGGGCCTTGCCGCACGACTTGCAATGCTTGGGCCCAGGTGTTCCAAACACCTTATACCCTCGTGTTCCCCGCTTTGTCTCCAGACTATGCTTAAAGGTCTGCAGTCCTTCCAGTGCCTTCTCGGGGTCGAGATTGTGATCTCCGTTTCGCACTTGCAACGAGTGGAAAGCGGGGACCAAGTCATCCCGAACATATTGGCGCATAACGGTCCATTCGGCCCGTCTGTGTCCGTCGAAGGCAGAGAAGTCTGCAGGCGGCAGTTCTTTCTGTGCATGGTAACATCTCGCAGTTGGCTCTGAAATATAACCGTGCTCTCGTAACTTGCCGACTAGCTTCTCCTTCAGAGTGGGGATGGCGTCTGGAAAAGCGGCGTGGGCCAATCCTGCGATCGCAATTAGTGGCCCGCCCACCGTTCCCAAGCTTTCCGGTACCCCTCGCCTCTTCAGCACTGAGGCACCCTTAAACATAAGGGTCCCAGCAACCGGCGCACACAGTCCGCTCATGAGTCGAGAAAAGAATCTCGTACTCTTCGGGACAAGCGTGGCCGCTTCCTCCAGTCTGTAAAACTGACAATCGCTGAAGAAACCAGCATACACCAGGACGTACGACGTGTCGCCAAAGACCATGGACGTCAGCCAGTCAGGATTATACTGGCCGTTTGTCAGATACTTGGCATCTAGGGGGTTGACCCCAACATCAGCACTCACGTAGTAAAAACTGCGCCTGGTGAAGCCGTATCGCTCCTGGACGGCGGGGTGTAACTCTGTAGCACCACACGCGTTCTCACACGAGGCATCAACATGCCCAACTGCCCCTTCGGGCAGGAGGTCTCCAACGGCATAACCTCGTAAAGCATGCGTGAAGCGGGGCACGGTGACGTTAGTCTTGATGAACTCAATACTCTCGTTTTCCGGCACGAACTCCAGCATGGGAGAAGGCGGTGGCGATGGTGGTCGGGTCTCCTCAGGCGGGGGGGGAGAAGGATCCGGAGGATCGGGCGACCAGACCACCATTGTCCCGTCGTATGACAGGCGCCGATCTGAAGGCAAGTCGTTTTCCGGCTCAGGGTCCATGTCCCCGATACTGGCCTCTACAATGTTGAGCTCATCGGGGGTAAGACCAAGCCAGGTAGCCGTTTCAATCTCTCGGCTTGTCAGGGTAGGTGGTGTCGACTCAGGCGTGGTGACTGTAACCCTCGGTTCGGAAGGTGGTGTTGGGACGCTGGATGTTGTTTGAGCAGCTACCTCGATTAGCCTATTCTGTTCAGCAAGCTGCTTCATCCTGTAATGCTGTCCCGGCCACATCTTCTTCGCCGAGAAGAAATGCCCCTCGCGTCCATCTCCCTCAATAAAGATGATGATTGTCTCCACTCTTGACCCTTTTAACTCCGTGGGATATATTGAGAAGTCCACAATCTTAGAGCCCTTAAGGGTTATGTGGTGGACGTCCATTCCACGCAACTTGTCGGTTTGGAAGCGTTTGTTCCTTACCGCTTGCTCCCACGTCTTCAAAGCCTTCAACATCCCAACAAGGCTCATCCCCCCC